GCAGATGCAGAGTCTCGAATCATCGCAGGCCGTATCGTTTCATGGAACGCTGAAGGCAACACATCAGCAGGCCGCACAATGTTCGAACCGGACTCAATCACAATGGCTAAGAACACGAAGCTCGTTCTTCAGCACGATACAACAAGGCCGCTCGGAAAACTTATGAGTTGGGAACAAGATGCACAAGGCATCACAGCAGAATTTCGTATTGCCAAGACAACAGCAGGTAATGATGCCCTTGAAGAGGCAGCAACTGGATTACGCAGCGATTTTAGTGTTGGCGTAGATGTTCAAGCTTGGGATAACAAGAATGGCGTAATGGCTATTAAATCAAGCAATCTTGTAGAGGTTAGCCTCGTCACAGATGGCGCTATTCCAGGCGCAGAGGTCGCGAAAGTAGCGGCTGAAGATACCGAAGTTTCTGAGACAACTCAGGAAGAAACACAATCAACCACAGAAGGAGAACAAGTGTCAGACACTACCGTTCCAGAAGTTGCTCCTGCCGCAGAAACGGTAGAGGCTGCAAAGGTTGAAGTTAAGGCTGCAACAGCACCTTACATTTCAACAACTGTTCGTAACCCAATCGTTGATAAGGCTTCTTATCTCGAGCATTCAGTTCGCGCAAAGCTTGGTTCAGAAGAATCTCGTATGTTCGTTGCAAGTGCAGCAGACACAACAGATAATGCTGGCCTCGTTCCTACACGCCAACTTACAGAAGTCATTAACGGAATCTCAAACGCAGACCGTCCGTCAATCGACTCAATCTCACGCGGCACTCTTCCAGATGCAGGCATGACATTCGAAATCCCTAAGATCACAGTTGCACCAACAGTTGCAATCGCATCTGAAGGCGGAACACCATCAGAGCTAGACCAGAACGCAGCGTTCGTATCTGTCGATGTAAAGAAGTTCATCGGACAGCAGACATTTAGCCTCGAGCTACTTGACCGCTCTTCACCAGCATTTTTCGCAGAACTCGTACGCCAGATGGAATACGCATATGCAAAGGCTACAGATAAGGCAGTTTCAGATGCTCTTATCGCAGGTGGAACAGACGGCGGAAACCGCACAGTCTCAGCTGCGAACATCGCAGACTTCGTGTCAGATGCAGCAGTTTCTATCTACAAGGGAACACTCGGATTCGCTGAGAACATCATCGTTTCACCAGAACAATGGGGCAACCTAATGGGCTTGGTCGATGGTTCAAACCGTCCAGTATTCCAGCAAACAATCAACCCACAGAACGCTGGCGGAACTTTGACAGCTACTGCGGTTCGTGGAAACCTTCTTGGTCTTAACCTTCGCGTTGATCGTCAGCTCACAACTGGCTCAGGCGTTGGCGATAACACAATGCTTATCGTTAACCCAGATTCATACACATGGTACGAGAGCCCACGCTTGTCACTCCAGACTAATTTGATTAGTACTGGTCAGGTCCAGGTGGGTTACTACGGCTACGGCGCAGTTGCGACAAAGCTTGGCGCAGGCGCATATCGCTGGATGGTTGCATAACCAAAACTAATCATGGGGGAGCTGCTGCTCCCGGTGGCTCCCCCAGTCGTTTAATAGAGAGGATGTAGAGATGGCTTCAATAGTTACAGTTGCAGAACTAAGGTCTATTCTTGGTGTTTCTACATCCCTTTATAACGATGCTTATTTAACAGATGTAATCGATACAGCTGAGGCAGTCATTTTGCCTATGCTCGTTAAGTATGCAAACTCAATCGATGAAGTAGAACTAGAAGCGAATGTCGCTATCTACAGAACAGTAGGACAGAACGACTTCTCAGCAGGTCAGAGCGTAGTCATCACAGGATGCGGCTCCCCATTTAACGGAACTTTCACAATCTCAGATTCTTACGATGATCTCTTTACTGTAGCAATCACTAATGCAGATATTGCTCCAAAGCAGGTTATTCCTTCAGGCTTGGCTACTCTTTCAGGCGCTTCAACTTATGTTGGTGTCAGCGCAGTAGAGTCAGCAGTCCTAGCCGTATCAGTTGAAGTATTCCAATCTCGTATCGCTCCTGGTGGACAGATCGAGGGAATCGACTTTACTAATGTCTCGCCTTATCGTTTAGGTCGCAGTCTCTTTAATCGCGTATCAGGACTATTAGGGGCATACATCGACACCGATTCAATGGTGCAATAATGCCTGCTTCAACAATCCTTGACACAGTACGCCAGCCATTAGCTGATGCCTTTGCAAATGTTGCAGGCAATGTCTATGCCTATGTTCCAGAAGCGCCTATGGTGCCTTTCGTAGTCACAGTCCCAGATTCTCCTTATCTCGAATTAGAGACAATCGGGAAGACCACGCTTCACACAAAGATTAACCTCGTAATCTCAGTTGCGGTTGCATATAACAGCAACCCTGCATCGCTCGACAATCTCGAGCAGCTAGTCATAAGTGTTCTGAAAGTGATCCCAGCAGGATACACAATCGGAGCGGTTGAAAAACCAACGGTTACTCAGGTCGGGCCTTCTAATTGCTTAGTTGCCGATATCAGAGTTTCTACCTACTACACACAAACAAACTAAGGATAAATAATGGCAACCACAGTAATCACAGGTCGCGATATTTCTCTATCTTTCACAGGTGGAACAGATATCGAAGCCCAGGCTCTTTCAGCAGTTCTTACTAAGACAAACCTTCGCGAGACATACCAGACTCTCGATGGCGAAGCCTATAAGACCACTAACACAGAGGCTTCTTTCGCTCTTTCAATGCTCGCTGACTGGGGCAAGACATCTTCAGTATGCGAAGCTCTTTGGGCAGCAGCAGAAGCACCAGATACAACAATCTCAGTAACTCTTACAGCTGCAACAGGCGCTCAGTTCGTCTTCCCAATTCTTCCTGAATTTCCAACAGCAGGCGGAGCCGGAACAGATGCTCAGACTGTAGACTTTACTTTCAAGGTAGCAAACGGAACTGTCACAGAGACATTCTCCTAAAAAGTAGAAACGGGAGCAAACAATGCAACAGCAAATAACAATTAAATACATAGATGGAACCGAAACCGCTTACATGGTTCGTCCACCAGATTACGCTCGCTGGGAGATGGCAACTAAAAAGGTCATCTCTCAGTTCGGCGGAATGTGGGACATTCTTTATGTAGCGCATAGCGCCATGAAGCGTGAAGCAGGCGGTAAGCCGACTAAGACACTTGATGTATGGATGGAATCCGTAGATGATGTCGAAGTAGGTGAAGGAGACCCAAAAGTCATCCAAGAGGAAGCGTAAGCCGACTCTTAGTTGAACTGGCACTAGCTACTCAAATCCCTATGGATCATTGGCAAAGTGCCGAGGATATTCTTACAGCAGTTGAAATACTAGAGGAGCGTAATCGTGGCAGATGAATTAATCGCCTTCGATAAGACAGAGCTTCGCCAGATATTCAAGGCTCTAAAGAATATGAGCGATGAAGCAAACGAAGAGGCCAAGCGCCAATCAGGCGCTCTGGCCGAATTCGCTAGAGATGAAGTTATCCAAACTGCTAATTCTCTTCAAAGCAACAAGGTCGCTGGTCGAATTACTCAAGGCTCAAGGGTTAAGAAGTCAAGCCGTATTGGTGAGATTACTTATGGATTCGCTTCTCAGAAGTTTTCAGGTGGTGCAACCACTAAGACAATCTGGGGCGGTTCAGAATTCGGTTCTAATAAGTATAAGCAGTTCCCTGTCTGGTCAGGCCGTGAAGGTCGAGGCTCTAAGGGCTGGTTTATCTATCCAACGCTTCGCAAAATTCAACCGCAGATTGTGGCTAGATGGACTGAATCATTCGATAAGATTTTGAAGGAGTGGACATAATGGCAACAGGTACAAGAGCGTTAACGCTCAAGCTTCTTGCTGATGTCGATAACTTCACTAAGAACCTTGATAAAGCCGATAATGATGTTTCTTCTTTTGGCGACAAAGTTGGAGATTTTGGCAAGAAGGCTGGACTAGCCTTTGCAGCAGCAGGAGCAGCAGCCGTTGCCTATGCTGGCAAGTTAGCAATTGATGGAGTTAAGTCAGCCATTGA